TGAACAAATCCATGGTAACACTTGGGGTAGGGCGTTACCGCGCAAAAATAGAGAGCGCTAAAGGGAGGGACGCTGAGTTGGAAACCCGCTATGGGCAGACATTGATGCGCGGGGCGCTACCTTTATACACCACGAAGATAGGCGACTGGCAAAAAGCTGTAAAGGATTACGCTACTCCCGCTAGATACCAAATAGAGCTACAGCTACTGGAACCGAAGGTAATTGCCTACATTGCAACCCGTGCGATAATCGACAGCATCACCAAGAAGCGCCCATTGTCTCAGGTAGCGATATACCTAGGCGCTAGGCTGGAGGATGAACTTCGTTGTCGTTTTCTGCTGGAAAATAATGAGCAGAAGGGTTCCGGCATCTTGCTGGGAGCTAAGCGCCGCAAAGGATTGAACGCTAAAGTCCGCCATGTGCGTTCCTCCATGAAAAAAGAGGCAGAAAAGGGTCTCATGCCGGAATACAGAAAGTGGGCGACTCGGGACAAAGCTAGTGCAGGACTCAATGCGGTAGAGCTTTTCCGTAGCTGCACCGGGTTGATTGAATACAACTACGTCCTTGAGAGAGCGGGCAGACGACCGACACGTTTTGTAGCGCCCACCAAGGAGCTTGTTGACTGGATTGAGAACTACAATGACAACCGGGAACTCATAGAGCCCTTCTGGATGCCCACCGTGGACCTACCGGAGCCGTGGACGGATATATGGAATGGTGGGTATCCAAAGGACGACAGGCTTCCTACTGTGGCATTCATCAAGTCATCCAACATGGACTACCTACGCTCCATCAAGGGAGGACTGGAGGAGTCCATGAACGCTGTGAACCACATCCAGCAGACGCCGTGGGAGATAAACGCAGAAGTCAAGCCTGTTCTTGAGTGGGCGTGGGACAACAACGTAGCCATTGGAGACATCCCGAACCGGAAGGACGAGGAGTTCCCGCCAATGCCTCGTGACTTCAAAACGAACAAGGAGTCGAACACTAACTGGAGACGAGCGGCTGCAAAAATCTACGACATCAACCTTTCGACCAAGTCCCGGAGGCTGTTGACTGCCAAGGTTATTCACTTAGCGAACCGCTTCGAGGGTAACAGGTTCTTTTTCCCTTCCAACGTAGACTGGAGGGGTAGGGTATACAATATCCCTTCATTTCTAAACATCCAAAACGCTGACCCATCTAGAGGGTTGTTGAGGTTCTTCCGCTCTGAGCGAGTCAAGACGGAGGAGCAAGCGAGGTGGCTGGCAATCCACGGCGCGAACACCTACGGCAATGACAAGGTGACGCTGGACGAGCGCGTGGCGTGGGCTATGGACTACGCATCGGAGGCGCAGTTGATTGCTGATAACCCAACTAAACACCTCTCTTGGAAAGACGCCGACAGCCCTTGGCAGCATCTCGCTTGGTGCTTAGAGTGGGCTACCTACACACGGGAGGGGCGGGTGGACACTAAGCTACCCTGCGCTCAGGACGCCACTAACAACGGCTTGCAGTTACTTGCCTGTCTCACACAGTGCGAAGAAACTGCCTACGCTACGAACGCTGCGCCTACGCCCTCTCCACAGGACATCTACGCCGTTATTGCAGACATAGTTGTTAGTAAACTAAGCGTGGAAGCTGCTACTGGAAACGTAGTAGCTCGCAAATGGTTAGCCTTAGGTGTTGACCGCAAGGCGACCAAGCGACCCACAATGGTTTACCCATACGGCGGGACGTTCTATTCGTGTCGCGCTTATATTGATGAGTGGTATCAGGACCGCCTACGCAAAGACCACGTTGACAACCCATTCAGTGAGGGAGAGCGCTTCAAGGTTACAGGTTACCTCTCTAAGTTCGTTTGGCAGTCCATCCAAGAGATGTTCGACAAGCCCACTAAGTGCATGAAGTATCTACAAGGTGTTGCCAAAGTGCTTACAAGAGCAGGGAAGGACGTCACTTGGACATCCCCCTCGGGCTTCCCGGTGTTGCAACACTACACCAAGCAGACCTCGAAGTCTGTTTCAACCAAGATTGCGGGGGAGGCTACGTGGGTAAACTTCCGCGACAGCACCGACGAGCTGAGTGTGGCAAGAGCGAAACAAGGAATTTCTCCAAACTTTGTTCACTCCCTCGACGCCGCCATTCTGACCCGCACCGTAGCCACCGCTAACTCCTTGGGTATCTGGGACTTCGCGTGTATCCACGACTCCTTCGGAACCCACTCAACACGCTCTCAAGACCTAGCAGATGCCATAAGAAAGTCGGCGTCTGAAATTTTTAGTGTTGACCTTCTCAGAGAATTCGACGATACCTTGCGGCGTTCTGACCCGGAGTTAGAATACCCTGAGTTACCTGAGTATGGAACATTCGACCCAACAACGGTCAAACATAGTCAGTATCTCTTCAGTTAAACAATACACAACCAACACTAAGATGAGTAAAGATGTTAATAAGTTAGTCACCCCTATTGGAACCGCAGTCTACCCTAAGTTGGTAGAGCCTGACACAGCGTTCGACGAAGCAGGGGTATACACCTGTAAGCTCCACGTCACAAAGGAGGAGTTCACAGAGTTCAAAGCCAAGGTAGACAAGATGGCTGATGCGGCTTACACCGCTGAGTGCCAGAGCCAAGGTAAGGATGTCCATAAATCTTCAAGTTGCCCTGTGCGCCTAACGGCTGACGGTGACTATGAAATCTTGGGCAAGCAGAAAGCTAAGGTCGTTACCCGTAAGGGCGAGACGATTGAGTTCAAAATCCCCTTGTTTGACAGCCAAGTCAAACCCATCACCAACAAACCTAAGATTGGTTCCGGTTCTCGTATTCGTATGAGTGTTGTTTTCAGTCCTTGGTTTGTTTCCTCGCAAGGCTGGGGCTACACTCTGCGCCTCAAGGAGGCTCAGGTTTTGGAGTTGGTGGAATACTCCTCTGGAGGAGGTTCTTCCTTTAGCTCTGAAGCTGACGGCTACACCTCAACAGGCGAATCACTGACCGATGCCTTGGAATCGACAGACCCGGTCGCGCCGTTCTAACGGCTACCGCTCACGTTTCGAGGAGAGGTTGGCGCTTGGCTTGCAAAAGCGAGGCGTTGACTTCTCCTACGAGACCGAGAGGTTCAGCTTCAAAGTAGTAAGACACTACACACCTGACTTCTTCTTCCCTAATGGGGTTATGATTGAAGTGAAAGGTTATTTCACCTCGGCGGACCGGACAAAGCACCTAAAGGTCCGCGAGTTTAATCCAAGCCTTGATATACGCTTCTGCTTCCAGAACGCCCGTAACAAGCTCAACAAAAAGAGCAAGACGAGTTACAGCGACTGGTGCGAGAAGCATGGGTTTGAATGGTGCGAGAAAGTAATACCAGAAGAATGGGTTTCATAAACACACACCAGCCGTGCGACGAGTGCGGCAGCAGCGATGGTCTAGCCATCAACGAAGACGAAAGCTCTAAATGCTTTGTCTGCGGGACGTTCACACCGGGCCGCAACAACCAACACACAACACCAATGCAACACACAGAACAGAGAGATACACCACAGTTTATTCAAGGCGACGTCATGGCTATTCCTAGCCGTGGTCTACACAAGGACGTATGCCAACGCTACGACTACCGCATAGGCGAGCACCTAGGGAAGCCTTGCCATGTCGCAACCTACCGCAACCCTGAGCGCACCGTCGTAAGTCAGAAGGTTCGCTTCGAGGGTAAGGACTTCACCTCTATTGGAAGCCCTTCATATTTCTGGGGTCAGCACCTGTGGCCTAACGGAGGCAAGCGCCTGACAATCACCGAGGGAGAGATTGACTGTCTAACGGTAGCTCAAGTAGTGGGCGAAGGTAAGTGGCCCGTTGTTAGTCTACCTAGCGGAGCGCAAGGAGCCAAGCGGTTGTTCCAGAAGCAGCTCAAGTGGCTTGAGAAGTTCGAGGAGGTCATCCTCATGTTCGACAACGACGAGCCCGGTAACGCAGCCGCCGAGGCTTGCAGTCATGTCCTCCCTGCTGGAACGTGTAAGATTGCTCGTCTTACCATGAAGGACCCTAACGAACTTCTGATGGAAGGACGCAGCCGTGAAATCATTGACGCCTACTGGCAAGCTAAGGTGTGGAGACCCGACACCATCATGGACGGGACTGAACTTTTTGAGCGCCTCACGACAAGCAAGGTCAACGACAGCGTTCCGTATCCTTGGGCGGGGTTGAACGACAAGACCCACGGTCTTCGTCTGGGAGAAATTGTTACCCTGTGTGCTGGCTCAGGCATCGGCAAGAGCGCCGTTGCCAAGGAACTAGCTCTCCACCTAATCAAGAACACCGACAAGAAGATTGGATACATCGCTCTGGAGGAGTCCATCGAGCGCACCGCTAACTCCATCATCGGGCTTGAGATGAACAAGCTCCTACACCTTGAGCCCATCAAGGTGGACGAAGAATACAGGACCGCCTTCGATGCTACGGTAGGTAGTGGTCGCGTGTTCTTCTACGACCACTGGGGTAGCCTTGAGTCCGACAACTTGCTAAACCATATCCGCTATATGGCGAAGGCTCTTGGCGTCCAGTATCTTGTCCTCGACCACCTCAGTATCGTGGTGTCGGGACTCGACGGTGGAGACGAGCGTCGCCTTATTGACAACACCATGACCAAGCTGCGTGGTCTTGTGGAGGAGTGTAAGATTGGTCTGATTCTTGTCAGTCACCTCAAGCGTCCAGAGGGACGAGGTCACGAGAACGGCGCTGAGACCACACTGGCTCAACTCAGGGGTAGCGCGAGTATCGCTCAGCTTAGCGACTGCGTCCTTGGCCTAGAGCGAAACCAACAGGACAACGAAGAGCGCAACATGACCAACGTAAGGGTCCTTAAGAACCGCTTCAGTGGGGACACCGGGCTGGCTTCTAGGTTGCGCTACAGTCATATCACCGGACGTATGTTGGAGGAAGAAATCACCGAGACAGAAGGCGGGCTAACGGCAAGCGACACACCTTTTTAAACTATGGAATACAACAGCAACTTTAAGTATGACCTCAAAGTCGGACAAGTGGCAGAGCAAGCGCTCGCTGACATCCTCGAAAACAGAACCATCGAAGTTAAGCGAGACCTTAAAGCGAAGACTACTGGTAATGTATTTGTCGAGTTTGAATCGAGAGGCAAGCCCTCTGGTATTGACAAATCCGAAGCCGACTTCTGGTGCTTCGCTTTGGAAGACCGTTACGTCATTCTCACCGCTGAGGCACTTAAAGAGCTTGTTGAACCGCTGAAAGGAACTAAAAGAGAAAAGCGCGGGGGTGACAATAACTCCTCCAAGGGCGTCCTTCTCAAAACACACGAACTAATAACCAACACCAAACACGACACACAATGAAGAAGCTAGTATTAGACATAGAGACCAACGCCATCCATGATTGGGAGAACCTAACAGACCTCAAAACCATCCATTGCATCTGCCTTATGGACATCGCTACAGGCACGATGCACTCCTACAA